GCAACCCTACCGATTTGTAACAACCTGCAGTACCATAGTACCACTGCAAATTGCTACAAATGCGGGTTTCCTTCTGGGCTCCCATCTATAAATTTGTAACTCCTGAAAACTCCCGGTCTTAACCGGTACAAAATTCAGAGAATTCATAAATGGTGGTTAAGACCAGATGGCCTCTATCTAAAAGATAGAATGGAAATCAGCGACATAAAATAGGGTTTTCACCTATCCTACCGCTTAAAATTACGGCCACCCTAGCGGTTACAGCTAGGTTCCCTTCACACAAGGGCAAAATTTGAAATCATTTTTAAGAAAAACACAATGATTTCGAAATCCTTTGTTCGTCACAGAGGTGTGATGTGATACACCATTTCAGGTGATATTCTACGTTTAAAACGTAATAATTATGGTGGAGTTTGGCCAGTTCTAAAAACAGGCCATAAAGCAGTTGCAGGAGTCAAACGTAAATACGGGACTCCAACAAAATGGTGCAGAGTGAAATCATCCCCTGCTGCCATGTAAACTCCAAGTACACTGGGGGATGATATAGTTTGATTTCCAGGATTAATATTCTGGTAACCTAAAGCGCAATGAAAACCAGGATCAGTCTCATCCTCAGCATAATCCAAATTTCGTGTTTGAATGTACCTTTTAAAAGTATGATAAGGAACAGTAAAATCAATAGGAATCAAACCTGGATTAGACGCATTCACCAAAGTTGTACCAGACCACCCCGTAGGGTTAGGTAAAGTTAACTTTGGAGTAGTTGGCGTAGGGTCTAAAGGAGGAGTAGGGGTATTCTGATTGTAATACGGAAATCCCATTCCGACGGAAGAACCTACACTAATACTAGTAGGAGGAGATATAGTTCTAATTTGAATAGCAGTGGCTAAGTTTCCGGAATTAACTATCGGCAAAGCAGCTAGCCTATATGTTTCTGTTGATGTTCTGGAAACTTTTATAAAATTAATCCATGATCTCCCACGTGTTTCATCGATCAGACGAACCTTGACTCCACCTTTCCTGCCAGAAAAACATTTTGAATACCAAAACATGGGATGGTTGTTAACAAAATTAAACTTGACACCAGAGGTGTCAGTATTATATAATGCATCACCAGAATCGTCAGACCGCTTTCTAGGCAATGGAAATGCTGGCATCTCTAAATAAGCAAAATTGTCAAAACCATAAGTCTCTGCTCCAGCAGTGGTAAACAAGCGGGAAGCAGGTAAAGGTACGAACATAGCCAAAACATACCTTGCTAACATCTTCGTCAGATCCATTTCACAATCACCAAAATAAGTCTTAAAAAACAAAGAATCATCTACGGAAGTAGTTTGACCTAAGGTAATAACAGAATCATTCGTAACTACGTCCTCATCTATTGCCTGGGGTGTAAACTCCCAATCCTGAATTAAATGATCAGTTGGGTCAGCCAATAAATAGTCGTCTCCTGCACAAACAGAAATCATTATCGTCACCGTTGAACTAACAGCCGGTGAAGACAAAGGATTGGCCACTGAAAATGACAAAGCACCATTTGACAAAGCATCGTTAATCAATAATGAGGTAGAAAAACCACTATTAACGCTATCGGACGAATTCGGGGGTATATTCAAAAATGAATGGTCATTCATATATGGAACAACCATTGTAACCTCGTTATGTTCAGCTAAATCCCATACAAATTGGTTAGTAGTATTCGAAACAACGGAAGACGAACCAGATTTAAAACTATTAGGATCAAAATTAACACGCAATCTACCACGATGCATAGCAGAGCAAATGCACGACAACTTAACTTTAATTGACCCTCGCCAATAATTAAAAGGTAAAGAAGCATAATACAATGGAGTCATTAAGACAGTGTTATATGCGGTTGGAGTCGTATTAACTAATACGGAATACTTGCGAGGATTAACTGACACACTTCCCAAAACTTTACCAACAACATCACTCTGTTTCCACTCAAAATTGGCAAAATGTCCCATCGTTTTAGCTATGTCCAATACTGTCTTCTTGTCTGGAGAAGATATGCCAGTCAAATCATTGACCAATGATGATTTATGAAATGTCAACCGATAAGATGCATCAGAATTCTCAACATTAGAAAAATTAACATTTTGCCGCATATAAACCGGTGGAATATCATCAGTTGACTGAGGAGTATACCCAGCGGAGTCGAAATCAGTGGGTGCAGACAAAACAACATTTTCTAACCACATAAATACAGTCAATGTGACTGGCGCGGTATTAGTGAGCGCAGTAGCTTTAATTATAGGTGCCAGGTAAATTTTGGCCAAATTAGGAGTAACACTATTAGATACCAAATTAAAGGCTTCTTTGTGCAAACTATATGGGATTCTCAACATGCCCCCAACACTGTTGGAAACATCCAAATAAATATGGTTTGTTTGCGAAAGTGCATAAGGGGACAAAGCATTCAATTGAAAAATGTTCTCGCTCTGCAAATATGCACCAGCTATATAGCGCCCATACATGAAAGGATTACCATTGACAACAAATTTCAAGCACAAATCAGCTTGCATATTCCTAAACGTGGATAACCTGTTTGCGATCCGTTTATCTTGAAAAAAAACAGACGTGTTTATGTTTGTTGCATCTTGAGTTGCCAAATTATAATTTCCTATAATTAATGGGCGAGAAAGATAATGTGCTAATGAATCGCTTTCCCGATAATCAGGCGTGCCTGTAGCTAAAACAATGTTAGAAAATCCGTCACGAGTCCCAGAGATATTATCTTCAAACTGTGTCAAAACTTGATTTGCGCTCATACTTTCGTCTGTAGATTGTGGTACAAAATGCATCGGAACTTCCGTTCCTAGTGGTGAGCTTAAACCACTAATATAGCTCCAATTTTCTAAAAATTGTAAATAGGAAATGTTTCTCCCCATTTCCGTCGGGAATAAGCTAATACTTTTACTAAGACTCAAATTATTCCTGGATTTTCCGCCTTACTAAGTCCAGGATCGAAAGTTAAATGCTCTATCTCCTCCAAACGCCTCGCCTCCTGTCGAGCAGCAGAAGACTGGTAACCTGTTTGAAGTTCATTTTGATAGCGAACTCGCCAACTTTCAACACGATCGTCAAAATCAAAATGGGATGTTGCCAAAAAGCGAGAAAATTTGTATTTATCACAAAATTCATTAACTTTTTGGCGGAAATTTTCATATTTGTCCCTACCATGGGCAAAATATTCGAGTAAAGCTCCGTCTAAAATTTGTCCAAACAATTCATTCTCTGTAACGTGCGGAGTTGGTATACCGCACGTGATAGATTTTAGAATACTTTTCTCATTTAATGCTCCTAAATGCTTACCTATTTCAGGAATATAAACGATCGACCTTTTCAAAAAATCTACAGATCGTGAGTCATAAAAAGGAACATGATCACCTTCCTTATTTGGGGGAGTGTATAAAATTCCATATTCGAGCAAGAACTTGGCCTTAATTTGTGCATTAAACCAAGTGCATTTTTTCGAAACCGACCCAATATCATCATCTCCATATGTCATAAGTGATACCATCTCCCTGAAAGGGGGAACATTTTTGTGTGGACACGAATGAAAGTACGCACAACGGGAATTTAGACTATTTGCTGTGCTATTAACGTAGCTAGTCAAATTTTGACCACTAGCGTTGCCACGTGGCATCATTAAAACAGTGCCATGGTATAATACCATAAAAGTAGTTAAATCAGCTACCATCGAAGACATAATTTTTATTTGTTCCTCTGAATAGCCAACAACACGAGCCATTTTAATATAACAGCTATAACAAGCTTGAGTAACATTTAAAAACTCCTTCTGATCATAACCCTTATAATCTCCAGCGATACATCTATCATGTCCGTGGGTTTCAACCCACGAAACAAACTCATCCCAAGCCAACGAATGTGAATCAATGCCTATAGCACACTCAGCTAAAGTACTAAATTCTGACAGAAAACGCACAATTGGGAGCCAATATTTTCGCACTATAAGCTTAAACGGCGTCCCATTGCCAAAAAACACTCTAACTTTATCCTTGCCTAAAGCAACTGGTTCATCTTTAAGATGTGCAACAAAGAGAGGATAACATCGATTGCCCTTTAAATATTCACTTTCCATTCTACCAACTTCAAGCCAAAACTCATCACTAATAAAAGTTCTATTCCCGACTTCATTATTGATATACAGCTCCGTCTTTCCTTTAAGTGGAAAACCCGCAGATGTGTTCATCTTCAATGCATCCAAAAATCGCACTCCATCCACACCATTGATATTTTCCTTATTTGTTAAAGGCTGGACAATGATGTGTTCACCATACCCAAATTTCCTCAACTTACTCAAAATTGGGGTGACATAATCAATGACTGCCCATTCTAACACATCTAAAGGGGGACCAACACTAGGTGAACAAAATTCAACTAAATTCTTGTTGAAATGGTACCATTTTGGTGGGGCGTTCATATTTGGAGGACCATGTTGAACCTCAATACCATGCATTTCGAGGAACTTCAAACCCATCTTTCTATATTGCACAGATGTGTAATATTTACGAGTTTCTCCTGTACAACCAATTAACTCTACTAAAGAGCTTTCTGGCATGTAATTTATAGGGCTATTGCGAGGTATCTCTTCTATGAAATCTAATGACTTTGCATTTGGAAAACTAGAACCAAAGGAATTATTTATAAAACCATCACATCCAGCTTGTACAGCTGACTGTAACTTCTTATACAAAACATTCATGCCGTTTTCAACGGTTAGTCTAGTGACAGAACCGCAACAGCCAAAAGGGCTGCCAG